TCTTAAGAAATACACGTCTGGAACGGCGCAGACATGGACGAAGCCGGCGGGGGCCATTTTCGTCCGATTGATCCTGATCGGCGGCGGCGGTCCTGGCGGCGGCGGTTGTCGTTTGTTGTCGTCCACATCAGGCAGCGGCGGTGCTGGCGGCGGCGGCGGTGCGATTATCGACCGAACCTTCGCCGCATCCGAATTCGCATCCAGCGAAACCTATACGGTTGCCGCACAACAGACCGGCGGCGCGGGCGCGACGGTAGACGCCTCGTCCGGTTCTCAGGGCAGCGCTGGCAATAACACAACGTTCACAGTCAATGGCGCGCGGCGGCGGTGGTGGTGCGGGCCTCTCCGGTGCTGGCGGTAACGGTTCGGGAACATCTGGCGGAACTGCGGGCGCGAACGGCGGCGTCGCAGGCGCGAATCCAGGCACGGCAAACACGGGCTTCAATGGCGGCGGCGGCGGGGCCAACGGCACCAGTGGCAATGCGACGGGTGGCGCGGGCGGCAACGCTGTCGGTGGCGGCGCTGGCGGTGGCGCAGGCTGCGGCAAGGGCAACGCTGTCTATGGCAACGGTGGCGCTGGCGGACAGGCGCGAGATCGTACCGTCGCGACGCATGGTGCAAACAACGGTATGGCTGGTTTCGGATATCCGGGCGGCGGTGGCGCGGGCGGGGATTCAAGCGCGACGGTCCCGACCAATGGCGGCGACGGAGGCATTCCGGGCGGCGGCGGTGGTGGCGGGGGCTCGACCGCCAACGGCGTGAACGCCGGCAACGGCGGCGCGGGTGCGCGTGGGGAAATCTGGGTGATTACTTACGGGGATCCCAGCGCAAGCTCGACGGTTTATCCGCGCTCCGGTCTTCAGGGAATTGACGAAGGCATGGCCCGATGAGAATTCCTTCAGGTAAAACGGACCAAGCCATATTCTTCGTGGCCTATGATTCCAGCGACCACACGACGCGCAAGACGGGGCTTTCGAGTTTTACGGTTTATCGCTCGCGTAATGGCGGGACTGCAACGGTCTACACGACGCCGACCGTCACCGAGCTATCGTCCTCGAACATGCCGGGGACGTATGCCCTCCTGATCGATGAAGACACGACCATCGCATCGGGATCGGACAGCGAAGAATATGCCGTTCATATCACCGCGACCGGCATGGATCCGGTGACGCGGACGATCGAGCTTTATCGCCGCGAGGTCACGACTGGCAACCAGTTGCTGGTGGACAGCAGCGGCCGCGTCGATGTGGCCAAGATCGCCGGCACGACGCAGACCGCGCGGGACATCGGCGCAAGCGTGCTTGTTGCCGGCGACTTCAGCGCGACGATGAAAACCAGCCTCAATGCGGCGACTCCCGCAGTTACGGTGAGCGACAAGACGGGCTTCAGCCTTGCATCTGGCGGGCTTGCAGCGGTCACGGCATGGACCGTTGCCATTACCGGAAACATCACCGGCAACCTGTCCGGGTCTGTCGGTAGCGTCACGGGGCTTACGGCAAGCAACCTGGACGCGACCATTTCCAGCCGGCTTGCGTCGGCGAGCTATACGGCGCCCGACAATACCAGCATTACGGCGATCAAGGCCAAGACGGATAATCTGCCGGCCAGCCCGGCGGCGACGGGCGATGCAATGACGCTGACGGTTGCCTATGATGCGGCCAAGACGGCTGCGCAGGCCGGAGACGCCATGACGCTGACCTCGGCCTATGACACAGCCAAGACCGCGGCATCGCAGACCAGCGTTGACGACCTCCCGACCAATGCCGAACTAGCGACAGCGCTTGCCACCTCTGATGACGCCACGCTGGCTGCCATCGCAGCGCTGCCGACGACATCAACTATCATGCCGGCGGACATCAAGAAGGTGAACGGCGTCACGGTCAATGGCGACGGCGCTGGAACGCCATGGGGGCCATAAGTGGCCTCCGTATGGGGTTCGTCATGGGGCCAAAGCTGGGGCGATGCCTGGGGCTCTGCCGGTCCCGTTGTATTCGACCCGGCTGCGGACGACAGGACGGCATTGATTGATGTCATTTCCCGGCTTGCGGCGGTCGACGTTTTATCCCGGCTCGCCGCGGTCGATGTGCAATCCCGCCTAGCTGCGGTTGATACTCAGACCCGAGGTATAAATGTCTAAGACGTGGGACCGGACAAAAGACCCCGACGAGGTGGTCGATTACGATATCGACTGGTCCGACCAGATGACAGCGGATTCCGATACCATCTCTACGTCTACGTGGACCGTCCCGACAGGCATCACGAAGGACTCCAGCAGCAACACAACGACGCGAACCAAAGTCTGGCTTTCCGGCGGGACGACTGGTGAGACCTATACGCTGCTCAACCGTGTGGTGACGGCCGGCGGCCGCACCCTCGATCAAAGTGTCAAGCTCAAGATGAAAGATCACTAGCATGATCGTGGAGGACGGGACCGGCCTTTCGAGCAGCAACAGTTATGCTTCCGAAACCACGCTGGGCACCTATTGCGACGACCGCGGCATCACGCTTGCGAGCGGTGACGCCGAGGCGGCATTGGTTCGCGCCAGTGCTGCAATCGATGCGATCTATCGCGACCGTTTCCCCGGCTTCAAGCGCAATGGCCGCGCGCAGGCGATGGAATGGCCGCGCTCCGGTGCCTATGACAACGCAGACGAGATCATTGCGGACGATGAAGTCCCGGTGGAGATCATTCAGGCGACCTGTGAGGCAGCGGTTCGCGAGCTGGCCGATCCCGGCTCCATGATGCCCGACCTCGAGCGCGGCGGCGGCGTGCGCCGGCTGAAGGCCGGTTCGGTCGAGATCGAATATGGCGCCAATGCGCTGAACCAGACCACGTTTACCGCGATCGGTAATCTGCTCTCGGGGCTGATTGCCGGCGGCAGCGGCGGCGGACTGTTCCTCAACGCGGGGCGCGGCTGATGGCCTCTCCGCTTTCCGGTTCGATCGCCACCCAGATTTACAAGGGCATGAAGGCCCTGTTCCTGGACGCGACCTATACCGTCGACGTTGCAGGCACGATCACCGACCCAGCCGATCCGCCGGCGCCGACACCAACGAATTACGCTTGCCTCGCCATCGTGGAGAAATACTCCGACTATTTCTCAAAGCAGGGATTGGTGCAGGACGGGGACCGCAAGGTCTTGATCCTCGCCAACAGCCTGTCGGTTCGCCCTGTCGTCAACTCGCGAATTACAATTTCCGGCATCACGTTCACCACCATCAAGGTGGACACCGACCCGGCTACAGCGATCTGGGAAATTCAGGGGCGTATGTGAGTGGCAGCCAACCGCTTTGACCAACTAATCTCGGAATGGGAACCGAGACTCCAGCGCGCTTTTCTGGACTCAATCTACAATCTTCGCGACACGGCCCACCTCGACCAAATCATCAAGATGCTCGAGGCCGGCGACGTTAATGGTGCTCTCCATGCTGTCGGCATCGACCCTGTAGCGTTCCGACCGTTTGATAAGACGATCGCAAACGCCTTCGAGGCTGGCGGCGAGGCGACGGCTGCGGCGGTTCCTGTAACCCGGGCGGCTGATGGGTTTAGAACCGTTTTCCAGTTCGCAATCCGCAACCCGGAAGCGGAAATGTGGCTCCGTAATTATTCGGGCAATCTGATAACCGAGATCGTTGCCGACCAGCAAACGGCGGTTCGCAACTTCCTGTCCAATAGGTTGGCGGAAGGCGCGAATCCGCGCACCACCGCGCTGGATCTGGTCGGGCGCGTTGTCAAGGACACCGGCAAGCGGGAAGGCGGGGTTATCGGCCTGACCTCCTCGCAAGAGGAGTGGGTTCGCAATTACGCCGCAGAACTGGCAAGCGACAACCCGGCGCAGGCATTGGCCCGGACATTGCGGGATAAACGTTTCGACAGCGCGGTGATGAAGGCGGCCAACAGCGGCGAGCCGATCCCGGCGGACCTCGTTAACAAGATGGTGACAGCCTACAAGAACAGGGCGTTGCGCTACCGGGCCGAGACGATCGCGCGGAAGGAGACTATTACCAGCCTCCACACCGCGCAAGAACAGGCCATGCAGCAAGCCATAGGGAAGGGCGCTGTGGCCGCCAACACCGTGACCTATGTCTGGCGCACCGCTCACGATAACCGCGTCAGGGACACGCACAGGGCGATGGACGGGCAAGTAAAGAAGCAGGGTCAACCGTTCATCACGGGAGGCGGGGCGCTTTTGCTTTACCCGGGCGATCCCAGCGGGCCAGCGGAAGAAGTGATCGGATGCCGATGCTTCCGTGAACCGCGAATCGACTTCCTCGCCGGAATCAAGTGAATGGCCGACTTCGCCGCTACCGTTGACGCATGGGCGACCGAAAGCGCCGACCGGATGGAACGGATATGGAAGGCCAGCTCGCAGGAACTGGGCTCGGTTGCGAATAACGGCGTGCCGATTGACACGGGCTTCGCCCGCGCATCGTTTCAGGCATCAGCCGAGTCTATGCCGGCAATTAACACTAGCAATACCAACAAAGCTGGAACGCCAGCGTCGTTTGATTTCGGCACGATATCCGCCGTGATCGCTTCGGCCACGCTCGGGCAG